ATGAACACGAAGAATTATTTTGTGCGAGAGAACAGAACGGAGCAGCAGTACTTCTGCCAGCTCCAGGTGTCGAACAAGTTCCGCAAGTCGATGGACTCACTGGAGGCCGAGTTGCTGGTGTGGATGGCGGAGCGCCTGGTGCACGCCTCTGCCTCGCTGCAGACGGTGCAGACGGCCGTGAAGTGCGTGAAGGGCAAGGTGGAGATCATCAACCAGCAGCGCACCGGAGGGCCATACCTTACCGTCACCTATTCACCGCTACGGCACGACGAGAGCGGATTCATCCGCATAGAGCGAACCACGGGACGCCATCAGTCCGTGCTGCTGCCCATCATCGACTACAGGGGCAGCGTGAACTTAACAACGAAAGACGAATAACAAGCTCTACCACAGCCCGCCCGACCCAAGGTCCTTGCAGGAGGAGGCTGTCGGCCCAGGACGGTGCTCAGGCACTGGTGCGGAAGCACACGGCAGCCCCCGTTTTTTACGAAGCCTTCCAACACTTTTTGCATAGCCATGTAAAAAGTGTTAGGAAGCCTTCCAGCAAGAATTGTATCGTATACTAAAATAATATCAAGATTATGAAGACAACGAATGTAGCAATCGTCAACGGCATCAGCCTCCAGGTGGTGGCTGATGACAGACAGCAGTTAGTGGCCGTAAAGCCAGTGTGTGAAATCCTCGGAGTGGCTTATCCGCCACAGTTTACCAAGTTAAAAGAGCATCCGATTTTCGGTTCAACCATTACGCTGAGCGTAACAGTTGGATCCGACGGAAAGGAGAGGGAAATGGCTTGCATTCCCCTCCAGTTCTTCCCTGGATGGCTATTCTCCATCAACCCGGACAACGTGAAGGAAGAAGCCAGGGAGAACCTTATCAAGTATCAGCTGGAGTGCAATAAGGTACTTTTCGACTACTTCTTCAGACATGCAGACTTTGCCATGAAGAAGCAGGAAGAGATATCACAGCAGTTGGACGTGGTAGCCAAGGCCAGAGAGGACTTCCGCAACGCGAAGAAGATCCTGAGCGACGCGGAGGCAAGGTTGAACAAAATCAACGCTCTTACCTTTGATGAGTATATGGCTAACGAGCGCCAGCTTAAGATTCCATTTGAATAGTCTAAAACAGAGTAACCAATCAAACAGAGAATTATGGCTTTTACCAAAAGTTTTACCCAGATGCAGGATGAGATTAACGATATCTTCATCCGGCATCATTCAGGCACGAGAGTAGAAATGGTCAGTACCACAGAAAGTGCCAAATGCATTTTCGCCCAGCTGAACGACCAAATTGAATTGAAAGTACTGGAAGACATTTCCGTATTAACAGGTGATAATAACATTTGGGTGAGTGTGTACGAAAGAAATATTATGCTCCTAATTGCGCCGTATAATTGGACTGACAATCCCTAGAGTTTTAGTAAAGAGAAGGTTATGGACAAGTGGTATTATATTGAAGTGCAGACGTATCAGTCTGTCAACAAGATGGGACTCGAGCTGGGTCAATATGTAGAGGAAAAGTACGACCATACGGTGGTGCATAAAGACTGCATCCCCGATATCTATGATGACATCAAGGCAAAGAAGGAAGAGCTGGAGGAGAAATACCCCAGGAGCAGGCCGTTCAAGTACGAAAAGAGGGAATATAAGGACAGGTGGCAGGAGACGGTTCCTGAGATTTCTGCTAAGCCTGACAGCACTTATAACGACAATTATATATTTATCCTCAGAACTAGCTCAATCCGCAAGATGAATTTAGAAACCTCGTTACAATTTTAGTTATTATGAAAGAAATTAAACCAAAGAATAAAAAAAGGAAGTGCTTATCCCTTCCAGCTATCAGGAAATTTCGGGAGGCTATAGAAAGAGGTGAGATTGGCGGTTGGCTCATCGAATCCGGAGAGATAGCCAGCGCAGGAAGTGTAAAAGTGAAGTACACCTTAAAGAATCGACCTTGGGTAGTTACTGTTGAAGCAAAGAGGATATATGATAACAAACAATGAAAGGATTAAAATAAATATGGCGTGTGATTGTATTAAGAACTTCGATAAATTATTGAAGGAAAAATTTAACGAGACAGCCACCGTAAACTGTGAAGTGCTGTCCGGGCGTGTGATTGTAAACGGCATTTACCACAAACCGAAGTATAAGGGTAAGCCAGGTGAGTATCAGCAGAAGTGGGAGGAGGTATCCCTATGGACTAAATACTGTCCCTTCTGCGGAAAGCCATACGACATAAAGGAAATCTATGGCCCAGATACCGTAGAACTGAAAGAGAACCTTTATTGCACCCACGTAGAGCTGAATAATTGGGACTACGACGAAGAGAATCAGAAGCGCCCAATAACCTACGAACTAAGTTTCCGCTACTATGGTGTAGAGGTATCGGCGTATCTTACCACTGAATCGCTACAAGACAAAGAATTGGACTTTTGCATGGTGGAATGTAGAGGCGACCTGCTGGCATCTTTTGAGAATATATTTACCAGTAGCAACTTTCTCGATGATAAGATCTTCGAGCTCTGCAAAAAGCTTTGGGACGAAGTAGAAGGTGAAGAATCAGAATACGAATACGATGGAACACGACATACCTGATAAAGTCTCTTGGCGAGTAGTTGATGCTTGGGCTGCTATACCACCATGCGACCCTTCTAGTTCTCATCCTTATTGTCACGTTCAGTGCCCTTATTTTTACGAATGCTATCCTGAAGAATTTGATGATGAAGATTGTTAAAACAAAATTGTAGACATGAGTATTTTAGACGAAGCTATCAAGGTTATTGGTGAAGAGGAGCTGATAGACCGCGCTATCGAAGAGATGGCCGAATTAACTGTTGCAATCCATCATTGGAGCAGAGATAAGTGCGATACTGCAGCTGTTAGGGAAGAAATAGCGGATGTGATGATCGCTAGTCGTCAATTGGAAGTCATCTTCGGTGAATTTCAAACGGAAAAAATAAGGGAAGAGAAGATCGAGAGATTCATGAAAGAAATAAAAGAAAGAAAGGATGAAAGTATATATCAGCGGAAAAATCGGCGAGGAGGTCGTTAGTGATGCCACCCGCCAGAAGTTCGCCAAGGCAGAGGAGATGCTGAAGGCGAATGGTTACGAGGTGTTCAATCCCACTACAAGCGGATTGGGAAAGGTCGCAGATGAAAAGGTACTGGAGGCAGAACGTAGAGGAGAGAAGACTACATGGTACCAGGAAATCCTTAAATTGGATCTCGATGCGCTTTCTTTCTGTGACGGCATCTATTTGCTGAATGATTACAAACAGTCGGATGGTGCCAGGATTGAATATGATTTTGCCTTGGCTAACAAAAAGAAGTTCTTGTTCCAGGAATTCTTCCACGGAGTTGATTTCCTGGCATTGGAATTTGACGAGAAAGTAGGCCGGGGAATCATTGAAGTTGCTCCTGAAAAGTCGTATAATAAGGCTCGTGAAGATTGGGGTGTAAAACACATTGATAGCGTATGGATGCCATTATAACCTGCCCGGAGTGGCATACTAAGGATGAACGACCTGTGTACGATCCTGAAAAGGATAACCGCATCATAACATGTACCAGCCATTGGGGCCTGAGGAGCGTGCGCTATGATGATCTGAGACCTGACGGCACTCTGATTAGCTGTGCCGATTGTTTCCGTGACGAGAAGTGGAAGAAAAAGCACGCCATCAAATGGGAACACGCTATTATCGATTATTGGGCTTGGGTCAGGGATATCGTACCGATTAAAATATAAAGGACATGAAACAGAAAAAAGTAATATTCAGAATTACGAAGCTGGCTCACATGAGATATCTGGTGGAGCAGCAGCATCAGTTCCTCTGGGTGATCAAGATCTTCACCAAGGGAAGTTTCGACCTCGAACTGCCTCCTTACTTCTCAAAGTATAGCGTGGCGGTGAATGCGATCAGAACAAAGGCAAAGAAGAAAGGCATTATCCCAATCATCATCAGAGGCCAGAATTAATGAATAGCCGACCTGCCTCCATAGTATTTTAGCAATGATGGTTTTATGCCTATATTTGCGTCGTTAAAAGAATAGAAACATGATAGATCAGAAGTATGTCGACATGATCCTCGACCAGGTCGACGCCAGCAAAGTCATCGGAGAAGTAGTCAAGTTGACCAAGAGAGGCACCCGCATGTGGGGGTGCTGCCCGTTCCATAAGGAGGATACTCCTTCTTTCTGCGTTAACCTGGCTAACGACCTGTGGTACTGTCACGGCTGCCATGAAGGCGGCAATGTCATCAACTTCGTCATGAAGTACGAGAACCTGCCGTACCCCATGGCCGTCAAGAAGCTGCTGAAGGATGAGCTGCACATCAACCTGGAGGATATGGAGCTGCAGACGACTCCTGAAGAGGAAGAGAGGTACAGGAAACTGGAAGCGCAGCGCTTCATCAACAAGAAACTGTGTGAATTCTTCTTCGAGCAGCTTTATAAAGACACCCCTGAGGCGAAGGCTGCCCAGGGCTACATCAGGAACCAGCGCCACTGGGATGACGACTTCTGCAAGGAAATGCGCATCGGACTGGCTCCGGAAAACTCCAGGGCGGTAATTGACTTTGCAGAGAAGACCGGGCTCAGCCTGGAGCTGATGCAGGAGATGGGCATCCTCTCCATGGGCGAGAAGTCGCACTCGCTATACTGCGTCTACCGTAACCGTATCATGATCCCCATCAGGGACCGCTATTCGAACATCGAGGGCTTCACGGCAAGGACTCTCGATGAGGAGAAAGACAGCCGCAAATATATCAACTCCAGTAATTCCGACCTGTACGACAAGTCGAGATCGATCTTCGGTATCTCCATGGCCATGCGTGAGGCCAAGCGCACGGAAAAGATGTACCTGGTTGAAGGTGGGCCTGACGTGCTGAAGCTACAGTCGGTTGGAATCACGAACACCATTGCCTCACTCGGGGGCGCATGGACGAAGGAGCAGTTCCAGAAACTGCGCGAATGCCGTCTGCAGAACGTTACGCTCTGCTTCATTCCGGACAGCGACGTGCCGAAGCGCGGCGAACGGCTGGGTGCGGGGTTCCAGAACGTACTGAAGAACGGTGCCCTGGCCATGCAGTGCGGCTTTACGGTGACTGTCAGGGAGATTCCCAACGACCTGGAGGCGGAACACCCCAGGAAAGTGGATCCTGATGAGTTCATCGATACGCCTGCAAGGCTGGCCACACTGACGGAAAAGGAGTTCCTCTTATGGTATATCGAGAAGAAATTCGACAAGGAGGCCGTCGTGGAGGAGCGGCAGAAGGTCGTCGAGGAGGTGGCCGACCTGCTTATCCTCGTTAAGTCGGAAGAGACTCAGGAGAATTACCTTACCCAGCTGGCTAAGCTTACTGATGGTACCAAGGGCCTGTGGCGCCAGGCGCTGAACTCGGCCAAGAGGCGCAGACAGGAGAAACTGTCGGAGAAAAACAAGAAAGGCGGCATCGACATGCTCAGGCAGTTCGGGTTCCGTGAGCAATACGGCTGCTACTATGGTACCAACAAAGACGGTGACGACGTACAGTGGTCGAACTTCGCCCTGAAACCGTTGTTCCACATCAAGGATGACCTCAGGCCTGTACGTCTCTTCGAGATCAAGAACGACCAGCCTGAAGACAAGTCGGAGATCATCGAACTGGACATGGACACATTCACATCCTCAAAGTCGCTCCGGAAAAAACTGCTGGGTATCGGTAACTATATCTGGATGGTGGGTGATGAGCAGCTGATCAGCCTACAGCGATATCTGGCCAAGGTTACCGAGACGGCGGTTGAGATCAAACAGCTAGGATGGCAGCGAGAAGGATTCTACGCCTTCAGTAACGGTACACTCGACAATGACGGGTGGCATGATATCGACAAACTGGGTATCGTCAGGATGGAAGCCGGCATCTTCTACCTCCCCGCCTTCTCTGAGCTCTACAAGAACTCCAAGGAACTTTTTATCAATGAACGCAAGTTCCGGTTCAGCTCATACAGTAACATCTCCCTTCATGACTACTTCCAGAAGATCTGCGATGTCTTTGGAGCGAATGCCAGGATCGCACTGGCTTTCTATGTGGGCAGTCTGTTTGCCGACATTATCCGTGGCCATGGAATCAAAATACCCATCCTTAACCTTTTCGGACAGCCCGGTACCGGAAAGACTGAGTTCGCCCAGGTGCTGATGAGCTTCTTCCTGACTGATGCGAACTCACCGAATATAGAGTCTTCCGTACCGTCGCTGGCCGACCATGTGGCTTCTGTGTCGAACGCACTGGTGCATATCGACGAGTACAAGAACTCCATTGACGAGAAGAAGTCGCAGTTCCTGAAGGACCTGTGGAACGGTGTCGGCCGTATGAGAATGAACATGGATAAGGACAAGAAGCGTGAGCAGGCCCGCGTTGACTGTGCACTGGTACTGACAGGACAGGAGATGCCTACTGTCGACTTCGCACTGTTTACCAGGTTGATCTATCTGTCGTGCGACAAGCGCAACTTCGACGAGGAGGATAAGCGCAACTTCGATGACCTGATGAAGTTCAGGATGATGGGGGCCACACACATCACCGTGGAGATACTGAAGCACAGGGAGAAAGTGGTGGCCAGTATCGGAAACGCTTGGAAGAAGGCTGAGTCTGATCTTAAATACGCCCTGCGTGACGAGCAGCTGGCTGTCGACCGTCTGCGGTCTAACTGGTCTGTGGTCCTGACATCCTACCTGGTGCTTGGCGATGCCATCGACTGGCCTTTCTCCTATGACGAGCTGCTGAAGCTCTGCACGGAGGGCTGTAAGAAACAGAACGGTCTCTGTGTGACCGTAGACGAGGTGGCCGGATTCTGGCAGCTTATCAATACGGCCATCCAGCAGAACCTGCTGGTGAAGGATCAGGACTTCAAACTGAAATTCGTCCGGCAGCTGCGTGTGACCAAGGCCCGCGAGCCTATCGAGTTCGTTGGAGTCAAGCCGGTATTGATGATCCGTAGGGATATGTTCCTGGCCAGATATCTCGAGCTGGGCAACAAGATGAAGGCTAAGGTGCTGCCCGTAGAGTCAATACAGAAGTATCTGGAGAACACGCATGAGCATTACGGCACCTGCTCGATGCCGGAACGCTTCAAGAAATTCACAACCAACGGCTATGCTGAGCAGGAGGTGGTGACAGACAAAGAGGGGAAGATCCTCTCGAGAAAGACCGTATGGTACCAGGATCGACCCGTCTGCTTCGACTATGACCTGGTATCAAGGAAATACAACATCATGCTCGTGAGCGAGACAAGCGATGCTCCGGAGGCTGAGCCTGTAGCGCAGGAAGGTAATCTTCCTTTCAAGCGTGAGGATGGCGATGATACTTGATCTTTGGTGAAAGGTTTCTATTCTTTAGCTGGGGTGGCCGAGAGGCCGCCTTTTTTTTGCTTGTTTGTTTGGTTTTCTATCACGCGACCTTTTTGCGTGTAGCAATGTGTGCATTTTGTAGCATCGCATTTATAGTGTTGAATGTCAGTGCGTTATGCTTTGTAGCATCTTCGAGCATTTTGTAGCATCGTTGTAGCATTTTGTAGCATTGATATGACATAGATATAAGATTTGTAGCATTGTAGCATATAATTGAGCAGATGTTACAAGTAACTATATCTGATTATCAGATAGTTACGTTCATATTCGCGATGCTACACGTTGCTACATGCAATATCTCGTGCGCGCGAGGGAATTATCTGTAAATGTATAATTCTTGGCTCTTTCTTTCCGAATTTAAATATTTATGTTTAATTTTGCACCGAAATTCTAACAAACATGAGTGAATTCGTTATATATCTGAAGCTAAAGCCTTTTATTCGTCAGTACCTGATTCATCATTATGGCAATCCTGTCAGGTTCGATGATCATTCTGTAACCAACTCCCGTATCGTAAGCGTGCTGCAGCGCCGACCGCCGATGTATACACGTGAGGAGCCTGAAGGCCCCGATGTGGTGGCTGTCTGTATCCCTTATTCAAAACAGAAGGACCCCGTCTGCTGGAACTACGTGTCGGAGCGTGGTCGTAAGTTCATCATTGAGCATATCGAAGCCGTGTTCCTCACTAATCTCTGGAAGGAGATGTCTGACATGTGTGGGGATGATACGAAGCTCCAGTCTGCAGCCTTCGCATGGTGCGAAATGCATGGCATCGACCTCGATTATGCTGACACTATCAGGATGAGATACTACCGGGAGAAAATACGCTTCCTCAATCATGGAATCGACCTGAGAAGTAAAAAAAGGAAAAGAAAAGGATGATTTTGAATATCTTTAACGAAAAATCGTACCATCAAGACGGCCTTATTTGTTCACACCCGTTCAAACCCGTCGTTTATGTACAGTTAACATCAAATTACAATTTTTAAGAATATGATTAGGAATGTGATTGCGGTGTACCGCTTACAGTGTTCGGCCCTTCAGTCGTTGGCAAGTAACATTGAAATGGTTAAGGAGCACGGAGAGCGTATCGATATCGTGGTGCCGGCCAAACTCTCTATTAATAATAAGGTGGTCGACAAAAACCACCTCTTCGAGTACCAGTTGGTTTTCAAGACCTGCCAGAAGCTGGAGGTGAGAGGCCATTGGGCTTACGCCGTGGATCTGGCTGATGGCTGTCGGCTGCTTATAGGGTCATGTTCCAGGCCTTATCCTGTCACCGTTTCTTCACAGACCATTCCTGACAACCTCACTGACAGTCAGCTTACGGAGGTGACTGTGACGATTTCTTTGAGGTCTGAATTGCCTTTATTCCATTAGCTTACAGTTGTTTTAATATCTGACTTTCCTATCTACCTTTGCCGAAAACAAAGGTAGAAATGAAGAAATATGACCTTTACTTGACTGGCACAGTCGGCTGGAGTATCTCTGCCGGCTATGTCAAATACGTGCTTGACAACTCCAAGGGCAAGCCCGTCACCGTCGCCATATCTTCTCTGGGTGGCTACGTCGATACGGGACTGCAGATCTACGAGCTCTTCAAGAACCATGGAGATGTGACTGTCGAGTTCCTTGGCATGTCCGCATCTTCTGCCACCTTCATGGCCATGGGTGCCAAGACGATCAAGATGGCTAAGAACGCCCTTATCCTCATCCATAACTCCATGACATGGGTGGACGTATACGGTTCACGCAACAAAGAGCAGATAGATGAGTGTATCAAGCGACTGAAGTTCCAGCGCGACCAACTGTCGACCATCGACGATATCCTGGCGCAGATCTACGCTGACCGCAATGGTCAGTCGGTGGAGGATGTAAAGGCCAAGATGAAGGTGGCTGCCTGGATCAAGGCTGCTGACGCTGTCGATTTTGGTATCGTCGATGAGATCATCGAGGCTGAGAAAGTCGAGGGCACTGCGACCAACGAGATTACGAATTCTATTTTCAATGAAAAGGGGCTCCCTCCTCTTCCTTCCGGTTTCAACCTGGAGTCGGGCGAGGATTCTCCAGCTGGCATCCTCCAAAAGGCGATGGAGTTGCTGAAGGGACTCCGTAACTCTTTCGCCAACAGTCAAGAAAACAAAATGATTAAAATCTTCACAGGTGTGATGGCGCTGCTGGCTATCAAGGATGGCTTCCAGCCAAACGAGCAGGGCGATATCGTCCTGACTCAGGACCAGATGAAGAAGATTGATGATCAGCTGAAGACTCAGGACGAAGCCTGCAAGAAGGCTAAAGGCCTGATTGATTCCATGAAGGATGAGATCCAGAAGCTGAAGAATTCAATCACTTCTAAGGATGAGGAGATCAAGAACCTCAAGGAAGGTCCGGGTGAGAGTGGTAATGGTGGCGAGGTCGTGGACGAAAGTGGTCTCGACGGAGCTGCTGAGTTGTTTAAATCAATTGAAAATGCGCTTTAACTATGCCAGATCCTGTAACAACTCCTGCTAAAGTGCAGCCAGTGAAAGATCCTAAGACGACTTTCACGCCTGAGTCACTCAATGAGTCGGCTCAGAAATATCGTATTGAGCTCATCACCATGCCGATGTTCGCCATGCGTATGGCTACTCAGCACATGGGTATGCGTACCGGTATCCGCTTCAAGGAGCATGTGCATGAGCTGGGCGGTAAGTTCCAGATGGGTAATTTCGATAAGTATAAGAAAGGTGACGGTGCCACTGACATCAAGCAGCGTACACTGGAGACCTTCTTGGGTAACTGCATCGAGCCCGTCAGCCCCGTTGAGATCTACAAGACTCTTTGGGGAAGTGACGTCGTTAGTCCATCGGCTCAGAAAAACCAGCCTTGGACGAAGCGTATCTGCGCTTATATCATCGCTCAGATTGGTGAACACATGCATGATTACCTTTGGACTGCAAAGCATGATGAAAGTGATACCACTCAGACCGCGAGATGGTTCAATGGCTTCTGCGCCATCGAGGATATTGAGATTGCATTAGGTTCCATGTCTGCTGAGGAACAGAACTTGTTCACTCTTCCTGCAGAGGGTATCACAACCGAGAATGCTGAGGATGTGCTGAACGAGTTCGTCTGGGGCTCTGAGGCTGCTAATTCTTCATGGAAAGGGGTGCACAAGAAGCTCCGCGACGGTGCTCCCAAGAAGCTTTTCATGAGCGACACTGCTAAGCACAGATACGAGGTATGCTATCAGATGAATCATGGCGCTCTGCCTTACAATACTGGTTTCGAGAAGGCACACCTCGACGGTAAGAAGAATATTGAGTTCGTGCCACTGGCCAATGTGCCTGAGGACTATCTGTGTCTGACTTCAAAGAACAACATCCTGACCCTCTGGAACCAGGAAACTACTGATGAAAAATTCGAGGTGAAGGATTCTCTGACATCTCACTACGATGTGGACTTTATCGCCAACCTCTTCTTCGGTACTCAGTACCTTTCCATCAACAAGGAGATGCTGGCTGTTGCCCGTAAGGCTAATACGAAGTACACTGCATGGTAATTCATTTAAATTAGTAAGATTATGGCTAACAAATGTACCACAGATAAGGATCTGTACGAGGACGTACAGTACTGCCAGGGTAGCGCTTCGCTCCCAGGCATTCGTCCGCATATGTATATGGTTCGCCGCGTGAACATCCTGTCCTTCCCCAAGGTGCAGGGTGATGCGGCAACGAAGATCGAAGATTTTGCTGTCATCAAGGATAACTTCGTGCTTGCTGAAGGCGTTAAGTTCGTGAAGATCGACCTCGTAGAGGGTGAGTCCGAGCCTACTTGCGAGAATCAGGGCAATGAGGGTGCCAAGTCGTTCAATAACAAGGTGACATTCGTACTGCCTGGTACCCAGAAGAAGGTCAGTGGAACGATCTCTAAGCTCAACAACGATGATGTGATCTTCCTCTACCCGCAGCGCGACGGTGCCATCCGTGTGATCGGCAATGAGATGTTCCGCGTTCAGTTGGAACTGGGACAAAGTGCCGGTAAGCAAGTGACTGACTCCAGCCAGTCTACCATCACTGCATCGGTGTCAGACATCAACGTCGCTCCTTTCTATGAGGGTACCTTCGAGACGGAGGACGGCAAGATAGACGGTAAGACTGACACCATCGTAAGCGACTAGTTGTTTCATATTTGATAGGTTTATTAGTTATTGGTAAAAAGGTGCGGGATGGCTGGAGTGTGTCTCTGCCATCCCGTTTTAAATTAAACAGTTATGGCAAATTATGACCCTAAAATAACTGAAGGTATGGTGGCATGGCTTCGCAGCGACCATACCGATGATGAGAGTATCCGTAAGGGTGCTGAACTGCTGCTGCGGGTAAATCGCAACAAAGGTCTCTATGAGCGTATCCTTCGTTATCCAAATGGCGGACTGAAGAAACTGGAGTATGAGCTTCAAAAGCACGTGAACATCCGACTGCAGGGATATACGTTTGATGATATCCAGAAACTGGATGCTGAAATTATTCCTGCCGTTAAGCCTGCTATAGAGGAAGCTGAACGTGTGGAGAATCAGGTGAAGAAGGATTTTGAGGGCAAAGATCTCGAAGTTCTGGCTTTCCAGGACTCTGGCGACAGTATGAAGATCGTGACCGGCAAGCGCCCTGACCATGACCAGCTTCCTCCTGAGATCCAGGCTATCTGGTCTGAAAATGCGGAGCGTTGGAAGAAGATCAAGGAGACTTACAACCTGCTGCTGGCACTTAATGCGCCATGCGACCGCTTCGAACATCTGCAGTTGCTGAAGGAGGCATGGTATAAGTACCGCTCTGAGATGTGCAGATATGATGATTTCCGTGGTACCATGGACGAGATGGTAACGCTGAATAAAGGCGGTCAGCTGACTGAAGATGAGCAAAGGGATATTGATGTCGCACAGTCGTATATCAGCAGGAACCTGCCTGTACTCCAGGAACTGGTACTGGAGAGCCGTGAGCCTGACTTCCCTGAAGATAAAATTGCAAAGCTGGAAGACCTTCGATCCAAGATCCAGGCACGCGTCACTAGTCTCCTGATGCTGAATGTAATGCTTTCTGATCAGCGTAAGGCTGACTTAATGAAGTGCGATATCTCTATTGAACTTCCTCAAGACGATGCCCAGGGGGAAGGATTTGAATAAGTTTCTCAAGCCTTTGTCCTCGTGCCCTCTTCAAAGCTACCTGGGCAAAGGTCTGCACACGCTCGGTCTGCTGGACTGGATCCTGAAGCAGACGGGGCGTGCGGATGTTTATGTGTCTACGTTCTCTACGTCTGATGCCTTCCTCAGGGGTTTCTATAACCTCAGGAAGAAAGGGTTGATCGGTCACTCGGTACTGCTGGCTGACCTGAAGGCCTCGAACAAGACGGTGAAACTCTATCGTGAAATGCAATGCTGCTTCGATGCTGTCTATCTGTCCATGAACCACTCCAAGGTGGTGCTCGTACAGAATGATTCACACCTGGTTACTGTCATCAGCTCACAGAACCAGACGTATGGCGACCGTGCTGAGTGTACTGTCATCACCTCGGATCAGGAAGTGTTCCTGCAGCAGTTCTCGGGATATAAGGATCTCGTTGATGATAACTCTATTCTTCTCAATGGTTTACACGACGGACTCGCTGAAAAGGATCAAGGAACTGGCAAGCAAGCTGACGCCGGTTACGGAGATTGGCGCCCTCATGGGGCTCCCGATTAATGAGCTCAGGGATGAGATCGCAACGGAGGATAGCCCTGTGCACCAGGCTTTCTATTCCGGAATGGCTGAAGCTGCGCTCGAGATCCGTGAAAGGGATATCGAGCTGGCGCGGGCTGGTTCGCCTTCTGCTGCTGATGCTTTGAGAAACCACCTTCGTAAAATGCTGAATGACTTATGAGTGTTCCTGTAGATCTTGATAAGTACCAGGGGTGGCTGGCCCTCGACGAAGACCAGATGAAAGATGAGCATCTGCCTGCTCAGACCATCGAGCGCGTCATCCGCTTCCGAGCTCTCTATACATACTGGTGCCGTTTCTCTTCCAAGGCACCCCGTGATATCGTTGAATATGACATGGCCATGTTCAAGGTGAGTGAGAGCCAGGCGTATGATGATGTCCATTGCCTGAAGGTGATCATTGGCAATCTGCAGGAATCTTCCAAGAAGTTCTGGAGATGGCGTATCAACCAGATGATCGAGGAAGACCGTAAGGCAGCCAAGCGTGATGGTGAGCACCGTGCCGTGGCATCGATGCAGAAAAACCTGATCAAGAACAATCTCACTGATAAGGAGGATACGCCTGATCTGGCATTCGATAAGATCGTACCGCTCGAGATCGTGGCCACGGATGATCCTTCGGTCATCGGCATCAAGAAGATTCCCGATCTGCGTGGCCGCATTAAGAAACTCATCAAAAAATACGATGCTGAAGCTGAGTTCGCGGATTTTGTAGAGATTCCGGCGACCGATAATGAGACTACTCCGAGTCCTGGTAATATAGATTATTTGATTGAGAAACCCTAACAACCCTTTTCATCCCGCCCGTTTATGTCTACGACGCAGAAACAATACTTCAATGATGCGCAGCTGTATCCCCTGATGTTGATGCCGCGTAACCTTGTGGCTGTCATGGGCCGTGGTACCGGAAAAGGTCTGATCGATGCTACTCGTCAGATACAGGTCTTTCAGTATATGCCTGGTTCTATGACGGGTTTCGTTTCGCCTTCCTATAAGAAGTGTCTGATATCCACACTTCCCTCGCTCCTGGTGCATTGGGAACGATGGGGGTTCAAGCGCGATATCCACTACACGGTTGGCAAGAGGCCTTGGAAGGCCCTGCACTGGAAGGATCCTATCTTCCGTCCTGATAACTGGGAAAACTGCATCGGCTTCTATAATGGCAGCGTTTCTCAGATTATCACTCAGGACCGCGAGGGTGCATCAAATGGTATGTCAATCGATCATGTCCTGATTGACGAAGCGAAGTTCGTAGACTATGAGAAACTGAAGAACGAAACCTTCCAGACGAACCGTGGAAACGAGATGTTCTTCGATAAGTGTCCGCTGCACCATGGCATCACCATCACCTGCGATATGCCTGTCACCAAAAATGGTTCCTGGTTCCTGCAATATGAGAAGCTGATGGATCCTGAGCTGATCAAGGTCATCGAGGGCCTGGTGTATTACCAGTGGCAGGTGAAACAGCGCATGAAGGAGCATCCGGAGCGATATAATTACTATCAGGGCGAGCTGCAGAAGGTTTCACAACAGTTGGCCTTCTTCCGCAAGCAGGCGTATCTGTATCTCGAGCGCCCGTCGATCTATAACCTCGCAGTCCTGGGCGAGGACTTCATCAAGCGCATGAAGCGTGAGCTGCCACCGTTGGTATTCGCCACGTCGATCATGTGCAAGCGCATCACCATCGCATACGATGGATTCTACGGTGCCATGCGTGAGGACGTCAATCTCTACACGGCTCCTGATGTTTCCCGTTTGAATCTCGAGAGCATCGTTGATCTTACCACCGGCAAGCCATTCGATGATGACTGTAGGAATGACGCAGATTTGGATCCTGAAGCACCGCTGATGTGTGCCTTCGATGCTAACGATAACATCAACTGGATGGTGGTTGGCCAGTTGGGCAACGATGGGAAACTGAGAGTTCTTAAATCCTTCTATGTGAAATACGAAAGGAAACTGGAGGCCCTGTGTGATGACTTCTGCGAGTATTATAAGTATCACAAGAAGAAAGCCCTGGTTTTCTTCTTTGACCATACGTTTGTCGGTAACGGCTATGGCATCAGTAGGAATCAGGATTTCTATTCTTTCATCAGTTCTGAGATATCTGACCATGGCTGGATCGTCGATGAAGTCTATATCGGGCGTGCCATGGAGCATGACAAGAAATGCCAACTGATCAACCGTATGTTCATCGGCAGGGCTGATCATCAGGTCCTGATTAACCGTGATAACAATGAGGCCTTACTGCTGTCGATCGAGACGGCTGGCGTCTATATGAACAAGAAGGATAAACGTGCTGAGAAGGAAGCTGAGACTGAAGAAGACAAGCTGGAGTACCGTACTGACGGCTCTGATGCCTTCGACACGCTCTGTATCGGTGTGGAACTGCACCTGCAGGATGTGACTGTCAATGTAGATTCCGGATTCGTGTCCTACATGGGCTGACAGGACGCGATTGATACTCAATCAATCGCTGAAGTTACCTGGTGTATATTTCCCCTCCCCCACAAAACGCAAATTCTGTGCAAAGCTACAGTCTTTCTGTCAGCTGTGACGATGAACCTGTCACATTTTTCTGGTTCCTCCCCAAAACTTTTTTGCCCCAAGGGGGCGCTGCGCTCAAAAAACTTTTCGGGCCCCTCCAGAAAAATATGCCAGAACCCCCGTCCCTGCTGCCATAAAGCCTGCTTAACGCGCACAAAATTTAAGTTTTGTGGGGGAGGGGAAATATGTCGGCGTGCGCGTTGAGCAGTTCCTTCCTGTATGGGCGAGAGTTAACCCTATCAACATATATTATTAATTTTTTTAAACGTATCTTTAATTATGGACAAAAAATTCAATTTCGGCACATACGTGCCAAAGGCTTTCAGAGAGTTGGCAACGGAGGAAGAGCGCAACTTTTCCGAGTGGGTTATTAACTTTAAGGACGGGCAGAAAGCCCAACTTAAAGAGGGGGCGCAGATGGTTATCGGCAAACTGCGCCAGTGGTACGGGGACAAAGCCCGTGAGCTGGTAGTCGTGCCCGTGCCCTGCTCCAGTATGGCACAATACCGCTACCGCTTCGCCTATTTCTGCGTAGTCGTAGCCAACACACTGGGACAGCTCAACCCCATGCAGCACGTCACCATTTTAGGCAAGCGCACCGCAGCGCACCGCAACCCAGCGCACACGGTGCAGGAAGATAACTATCAAGTGCAGATAGATGCCGCATTTTTCAAGGGCAAGAAAGTTGTAGTAGTTGACGATATAGTTAGCAGCGGGCGCACCGCTGATGATTTTGCCAAGCTACTCGAGGAAGCAGGCGCAGAGGTAAAGGGCGGTATCTTCTTCGCCAAGACAAAGAACGCTTTCGGTGAACCTCAGCCCGAACCTGTGCCGACACCTCAACCCCTGCCCACTGGTTTTGCCCTGCATACCATGCAGACAATTGAACGCATGGAGAAAGGCAAGGAGGAAGCCGTGAAAAAGGCGGAGAGAAAGACACGGGCAGCAATCAAGCGCACCACACGAAAGGCAAGAAAGGAGGCACAGGCATGAGTAACAAGTTGAATATAGGGCAGTGGGCGGCTGAAGACCGCCCCCGCCATAAACTCGACACACTCGGGGCTGAATCCCTGACGAATGCCGAACTATTGAGTATATTAATAGGTACGGGTAGCAGGCAGGAGGATGCCGTAAGACTGTGCGCCCGTGTGCTCCGTGACTGTGGCAACAACCTCAACACACTGGGCAAGCGTACAGCCACCGAACTGATGCAGTACAAAGGACTGGGCTTTTCTAAGGTTATGACCATACTGGCAGCCGTAGAACTGGGCAGGCGCAGACAGCAGGAACGGGCAGAGGAAACCCCCGATTTGGGGACAGCCACACGCATCTATAACTATATGTACTCCCGACTGGCAGACCTGCCGACGGAAGAGTTTTGGGCGCTTCTGATGAATCAGCACCACCGACTTATTAAGGCGGTACGCATCAGCCAGGGCGGTATCACTGAAACGCTTGCAGATGTACGGGTAATCATGAAAGAATGCGTAGTGAACAATGCCACGATATTAGCCGTGTGCCACAATCACCCTTCCGGAAACGTCACACCCAGCAGGCCCGACGATGAACTGACACGGGCCATTAACAAGGCATGCGAACTCATGCGCCTGCATTTCGCTGACCATGTTATTATAACGGACGGGCAATATTATAGTTACCACGAGCAGGGAAAGATATAAATACTATGAACTGAAAGACACAAGACCCGAACACACGTTAACCATGGGGACTGCATCTGCAGCCCCCTTTTTGTTGTATGTATGCGCCCGACCGCCGATGTCCCAACACCATCGCCAAAACACCGACACACGGCAGACGGTAAAGGGTCTTTACATATTCCGCTTGCGGAAAGTCGGAAAGTCGCCTCGGGGCGTAGGGCGGTGGGGGCTGTGCTTCCAGCAGGGCGAGGCGCTTTGCGCAACCCCAAAATCCTAATTCACTGTCTCTTAGGATTTTGGGGCCCCGTTTTGGCTTTTGGGTATGGAATTTCTGCGCAAAAACGCCAAATTCACCCCCGACTTTCCTGTCAGAAAGTGCCACTTTCCAACAAAATCGGCTGATTTTGCCCTGACTTTCCTGTTTAGTGGCCACTAAACCGCGACTTTCCATTTCCTGCAGCCAGCAGCGCACGGCATGGTAAAAAATCCCGATTTCCTTGCCCTGTTGTTTTAAGATGCCCCGTCTTGCGCTAACTTTGCCGAAAAAAGAAGGTTATGATGCACATTAAAACAGTTATTGCGGTAGTTGGGTCATTCCCCCTCACTATCGGGGTGAACCTCCTGAAGTACATCTATCAGGACTGGGAGTTTGCCAAGTGGATCGCCATTGCCATTGTGATTGATACGCTACTGGGATTAGTCAAGCACTGGATATACAAGGATCTCTCCAGTGAGGAGTTCTGGCACAAGTTCGCCAAGAAGATCTTCATCTACATCGTCTTGCTGATCCTTTCGAACGTCCTGATCAACTACACGGTTAACGGGCACGTGGTGGGTACCACCCAGTGGTTCGGCGAGTACCTGTGCGTGGCCATGCTGCTGCGCGAAGCGATATCGGTACTGGAGAATATCAACGCCATATACCCCGTCCTTCCGCCGTGGGTCCTGAAGCGCATGAAGGACTTCAATGACAATGGTGAATACGTGAACAAGAAGAATGAAAATTACTAAGTGACATGACAGTACTCAAACTCGGATCTAAAGGCCCTGACGTGATGAAGCTCCAGCAGCTGATCCACGTGCAGCCCGACGGTGTGTTCGGTCCCCTCACACTCGAGGCGGTGAAGGCCTTCCAGAATGACAACGGACTCTTTCCTGATGGGATCGTAGGTCAGCAGACCTGGGCTGCTCTGCAGCCTGAAGACGGCTTCGTGCTGAAACGCTCGCGACGGCGCATAGACCTGATCCTGGTGCACTGTACGGCAACGCCTGAAGGTAAGGACTACACGGTGGACCAGATTCGTGAGTGGCACACGATGCCGAAACCGAAAGGCAACGGTTGGAGCGATATCGGATATCACTATGTCGTATACCGCGACGGAAGCGTCCATCTGGGCCGAGACGTCGATATCGCCGGGGCGCATTGCGAAGGCTACAACTCCAACAGCATCGGAATCGTCTATGTCGGCGGTCTGGAGAATATCCCTGGCAAGCCCCTCGCAGAGCTGCCTGACAAGGACACCCGCACCGATGCCCAGAAGCTCTCACTCCTGGATCTGTTGGTGAAGCTGCGCCGTCTCTACCCTACAGCCGTCATTGCCGGCCACAGGAACTATGACCGTAAGGGCAAGCGCTGCCCGTCGTTCGATGCTAAGACTGAATATCGTGATATATGAGTAAATTGGATTATAACAACTGGGTGACTAAAGGCCTCCTGATCGCCTTCACCATGGCCCTCGCGGCTTTCCTGATGACGCTGCACCACGACGGGAAGATGCGCAGCGATGTCCGTAACCTCCAGCAGCAGCTGGCCAGGGCGTCCGCAACTGTGGTGCATGACGCCATTCGCGACTCCATTCCTGTGGACACACAGCCTGTGGTCGTCGTAGACAGGACGGACTACAAGAAGCAGATGGCAGACAAGCAACTGATCAGAGATCTTGGACTGAAGGTGTCGCAGATCGAGGCTGAGAACCATTCCCTCCGTGAGACGCTGGGGAAAGTCCAGATGCAGGCCGAGAAGCGCGACAGCGACAGCCTGTATACGTATCACGACCGTTGGGTAGACTTCGAGCTGAACCTGTATTCTAGGGAAATGAGGTATCAGATGCGCGACAGCTTCGATACGTTCATCGACCGTCAGTACAAGCACAAGATCCTCTGGGGACTCATCAAGTGGGGCACCAAGAGCTACGAAGTCAAGTTCGTGAACTACAACCCCAATAGCCATGTGAAGTATAACCGTTCGGTTAAGGTTGTCAAATGAATCGCAGAATTCCTGGCGCCTGTCTTGCCGGGGAAGGATCAAAAAAAAAGGAGACCGAGGCGATGGTCTCCTTCCCGTGTCCTTGAGAGATGACAGTGAGTAACATTGCTTAACCCTGGCCTGTTTGGGCCCAGATGCCTAACAAAGTCGCCTCAGATTTTCTCGGCCGCACGCCGGATGCGATCCGAAAGGTCTATGAGCGCTCCACGGAGCTGCTCTTTTTCCTCAGTAGAGAACTCGCACGGATTACCGTGACCATCCACCTCGTTGAGTCGCTGATAGAACCACCACACAGACTTCTGGAAATAGTCGCGGGCTATATGCCCCCAACTGATGTTCAAGTCGATGTCACGCAGTGCAGAGCGCACTTTCGACTTTTCTACCTGCTCACCATAGCGGATGGCACGCTGCAGTACTTCTTCTTGTGCCATAATCATTATTGATTTATACTGTAACTACCATCATCTCTCTGGCCAGTCTGTGAAGGCCTTGGGCAATCTTCTCTGCCTGCTTGGGGCGTGGCTTGCTGATTCCTGATGCATAATGTGCAAGTTGTTTCTGGTTGATGCCAGTGATAGTCTCCAGAGAAGCGAAGGAGAAAATGCCGCGATAGAACTCAAGCAGGGACTGGACGTTGAACTTATAGACGATTTCGTATTCCCCGTCAAAGACTGCAGGATATTCGTCACCATCTTCTTTAGCGCAGTCCACATAAAACTTAATGCTGTCTTCGACTTCTTTCTTGAACTGCTCAAAGTCGCCTGAGCATGCTACTACCCAACCTGGGAGCAGGTCGCAAGCGCAACTGTACCCATTCTCGGTACGTGCGGTGTCCATAATTACAGATGCCATAAACACTATTTTCTTTATCTTGCCATATTTCTTTCAAAAGGGCAGCACGAATCATCATGATTCTTGTTTGCCGCCCTGAAACCTCAATAATCGAATTCCGGAAGTGTTTTAAGTAGTGGGGAAGGAGTTCGTTAAAACTCCAACCCCGATTGCTCCTCAATGCTCTTCAGTAGATCACCGTACACGTCATCGTTGCCTGTGCCATTGATTGTCACCTTCCCCGGTTTTGTGGGATGAACGTATTGGGCGTGACTCCCTACCTGATGCTTGAGTGTCCATCCGTCGTCTCTCAACGCCTTCAGGATCTTCCTTGCTTTAATTACTTTCATAATTTAAAAGATCTCTTATTTTGGTTTTCTGCTGCAAAGGTAGTAATTTTACTACGAATAACCAAACATTTTGAGAAAAAATAACTATTTTACTATTATTTTTATATTAAAATGAAAATTTTCGCCCTCTTTTCTTTGGAGGTTCGGGATTTTTGCTGAACTTTGTAGGCACGTATTAATTTAAACTTTGGCAAGATGCAATCAATCTATAGTGAGGAGGAAATCCGCCAGGCTAGCGAGGTGTTGGAATATCTGAAGGAACACAAAGGCTTCAACTTCGGCAACCGTCCGCATCCTGAAGGATCAGGGTGCATGCAGAGAAGGTTCCTGAACAATGTCATGTGCGATGACCTCGGGCTTGTCAGGCATACGGGCGATATCTATTCGCTCACTGCCTTGGGCCGTGAGGCTGCAGAGATGGGTTTCAGTGCCTGGCTGCAGGAGCAGGAACGTAAGGCTAAGGAACCTGTGCCTACAAAGGAGGTAAAGGATACTTATGAGCGAAGAATGGAGCGTTGGCAGGCATGGTGCGGTATAATTGGTGGCATTATAGCTATAATTGACTTAGTACTGAGAATTCTTGGAATTCTTTAGTGCATAATCACCAGAAATAGGGTGATTACCCATAACCATGCTATCAGTATCCAGTTTAAACGATATTGATGGCGAATGAAATGTTTGACGTCATTTTCCTCGTTCATGCCTGCAAAATTACATTTTTTTTCGCTAAACAGCAAACTTTTTCCCGAATTTCTTTGGAGGTTCGGGATTTTTTCGTACCTTTGCCATCGCTAAACGTAATAGAGCGGTTTGCTCCGGGGGCGGTGAAAGACGCCCGAGTCATGACTCAGGGCATTTTTTATGTCCATACTTTCGAGACCTGCCAGAGGTCTCACTACACCAATAGCGGTGGCCACCCAGTAGATATAAGTCCTCGGACAAAGTCTATTACGTTTAGCGACAGGGAGGGCTGCCGCTTTCTCTGTCTCATAGGGGAAGGCGCTCCTCGCCGCGAGGCAGGAGACAATCATGCAGGAGTCCGAAAGGGTCCACATCCGAAAGCTTGGCCCGCCTTCCTCCCCGGGGGAGAGTGTTCCGGCCGTGAGGCGGAACTGGGATAAAGACGTCGAAGTGTCTGAAAGCGTGTAGGAACTCTCCCCTTTTCCGAGGAATCAAAACCGCGCAGGGCGGATCCCTGTACAGCTAAACGTAATAGCAATATGCAACAGTTAACATTACAATTCGAGGGCTTTGCCGACGAGACGCGGCAGCCGGTAGAGGTAGGCGCTACCACACAGCGCGTGATGGATCTCGTGGCCAAGGCTATGCCTAAGGTCGTTCTCTTTGGTCAGGCAGCTCTAGCTGTCTCGTTCGGTTTCGGTGTGATGTTCCTGGCAGCTTTGATAGGAGGATAGGGTATGGCTATGACGTATGAACAGTACCAGCAGTCGATCATCCTCAATGAAGAGACGATGAGCGAGACGCGCCGCAAGCAGCATGATGAGATCAAGGTGCTCGAAGAGGAACGCATCACCGTGAACCAAAAGCTTTTCGATGACTTCATCGATAAGAAGCGCGCAAACAACCAGAAGTATGAGGAAGCCATCGCTGAGGTGAGGGCCAGATGGCGCCAGGAGCGCATGCGCCTGCATCTGGAACATGCCAAGGTGATAGAGCAGTGGCGAGAAGAACACGGTCTTGAACAGAAAGGAGGCGAGTGAACTATGAGCGCGATCAATCTGTCGCCCGGGGCCGTGGAGCTGCTGAATAAGCTCTGCGAGCCTTCCCATTTGGAGGATACCATCGTGATCCTCGAGTCTGCTGAAGACAGTCTGCAGAAGCAGGCTTACGACTACGACGACGAAGCTAAAAGCCTCTATACAGTGGCCTATCAGCTGAAGCTTTTCAAGAATGAACTGAAGAAACTTAAAACGATTTTGGAAAATGACGGAAAAGAAAGAAATGACTGTTGACGAGCTGCGCGACGCCCTGAGCTATATGGACGGGCGCAGGATCGTGAAGATATATTCTTATGGATCCATCGACGCAGATATCGCTGAGGTCCATGAGGATGAAGTGAACGAGGATCGGCCAGTGGCCACTGTCACCATCGTCACTACGGATGCGGACGAACACCTGAAGACGCTGCTAGATGCGTTCTTCTCGAACCGTCTGCCCATCGAGGCTCCCGGCTATTATAAGCTGAGCTATACCACTGAGGACATACAGGACATGCTGGCGCCCATGATGGATGTGGACAAGAAGCGCCTGATGGACTATATGGCCAACAATGGGTACCAGATGCGTCAGCAGCCGGACGGCACGCCGCGCTGGGTGATGTTTACGAAGATGGATACATAGGAATATTTTTTTTACTCAACTTGACCGGGGGGCTGTCTGCAGCGATGCACGCAGCCCCTTTTTCGTTGTTTTAAGATGGCGGTCTGGCGCATACCTTTGCAGTATGATTCAGATATTGTCTTCCATACAGCCAAAGGAATTCTCATCCACAATGCCTGACCTCGTGGCCTCGCTGAGCTACGGGCGCGCCGTCGTCGCCGTGACCGTCACCAAGTCTGGCGACTCGCAGAAGGTCTACGAGGAATATCTCTATCCTGATGCCAACGGGCAGATCATGCTGACTGATATCGACAGGCTCATAGAGAGGTTCGCGGAGCAGTGGGTGGTCTTTTCGCTCAGGATAGACATCACGGAGCAGGATGTGACTGAAGACGCCGACGGCAAGGAGGTGATAGCCGCCACCACGAGCGACAGTGTCACGACGACCGTCGTCAGCTGCAAGGCCAACATCCTCAACGTGACCTGCCAGCAGTTCTGCGACAGCCACTTTCTGACGCTGCTCGACGGCACCCGCCAGACGGCCGAGGGGTTCCTTGAGTACCTGTGCTATGTGGGCAGCGGCAGCCCCTCGTGCACGGCCTACTATTCCGACGGCTCGAGCCGTGGCTGCCATGTGGATATACTCGTCGACGGCGACTACCGCATGATCGACGCATCGCCCGTCAACTTCGTCTCGGCAGGGAAGGTGCTGAGCCGTTATGTCGTCTCTGCTGGCAGCCGCGAGCAGAGATATGAGGTGGTGCGCGACTTCGACCCCGATATCGCCCCCGTGCTCCTTTTCTTCAACTCGTTTGGCGTGCAGGAGCTGGCCTACTGTACGGGCGAGCACCAGCAGGTAGCCTCGTTCAACCGCAAGCAGGCCCGCATTGGCAGGCTGAAGGAGAGCTACCAGGTGGAGGAGCAGAAGAAGTTCAAGGCCGACACGGGCATACTGACTTTCCCCATGGCCAACTGGTGGAACGACGTGCTGCGCTCCAAGGACATCCGCGTGCTGCCCGTGCAGAACGGCGGAATCCTCGTGGGCGAGGGCATTCCCGTGGTCATATCGTCGGAGAAGTCGGAGCTCTCGAACGCCCCTGACGCCCTGCCGCGCATCACCTTCGAGTATGAGTATGCAGACCGCAACCACAACATCCTCGACCTCAGGCGCGAGGGCAGGATCTTCGACAATACGTTTGACTATACTTTCAACTAGGATATGGAGAACAGGAAACCCATTCACTTCAAGGAGATGCAGCAGCTGCTGGATATCGCCCGCGAGACTCACCAGAAGGTGAACATACTGGCGTGGGAATTGAAGGGTAATATCATTGAGTACCGGGGGTGGCTCGTCTCTTCCAGCAGCTGGAGGAAGGGATGGCACAAACTCATCAATCCCGTAAACAACCAGATCCGCACAGTCCCGGATATCTTCATCTTTAACATTAACGGACATCAGATATATCTATGAATGAGGAAATGACAGACACGATGGTACCCGTTGGTACCAAGGGCGAATATGAGGTGTATTCCGTTGTGCCCTGCGCCATCGATGACGCAAGGCAGCTCGAGGCTGAGGTGAGCACTCACTATAAGCATGACACTGTCGGCGTGTATGAGAGCATGGACGATCTCAACACCACGTTTGTACGCATCGGAGGCCGTTGGTATGAGTATGTAGACTTCGGAAAGGACAACCTGGCGCCCTACCGTAACCAACAGCTGATAGAGGACAATATGGTGATGAGCTCGTGCCAGCTCTTCAACATCCAGTCGTGCTACGGGCAGGGCATCCGCTTCCTGGACCGCGAGACGGGCGAGATGACGAAGGACAGGGACATCCGGGCGTTCTGCCTGCGCAATGCCATCCACCACCAGTGGCTCAGGATGGCCACCGACATCAAGTACAACTTCTTCTCGGTGATGGTGATCCACCTGAGCCGTGACCACTCGAAGATTGTGCAGATCAGGATGCGCAACGCCTGCGACTGTAGGTTCACCAAACGGAATGAATTCGGACAGATAGAGCATGTGCTGGTGGGCGACTTCCGGCAGGGGCGTGCACAGACCATCGAGGCCATCCCGCTACTCGACGAGATCGATCCGCTGGGCGACCTGGAGTACCGCATGGGCAGGGCTCCGCATATCTATACGTCGGAGAAGATTACTGAACCGCCCATGGGAAAGTGCTGCAAGTTCGCCATCCTCTGTCTGGTACCAACACCTGGCTATCGGTACTATCCCATTCCCTACTATGCCTCGATCTACCGCGATGCCTGGTACGACATCTACCGCCTGATCGGTATCGGCAAGCGCTACATGATCAAGAACACCAGTGCCCCGAGGATCCAGGTGGAGGTTCACCGGACTTACTGGGACAATGTCTGCAGGGAGGAGAACATCACGGACAAGGTGAAACGCGCTGAGCGCATCAAGGAGGAACGCCATAGGATCACGGAGTTCTGCACGAAGCCAGAGAATGCCGGAAAGGCATGGGTGACAAGCTACGACACGCTGCCCGACGGGAAGGGCGAGAAGCGCATGGTGCGCGTGTATAACCTCATGGAGGGCAAGAGCAAGGAGGGCGGCGACTGGAGCGACGACATGGCAGAGGCCAGCAACAGCCTGTGCTTCGCCATGGGCGTACACCCGAACATGGTTGGGGCCACGCCAGGCAAGAGCCAGATGAACAACTCGGGATCGGACAAGCGCGAGCTCTTCACGCTGAAGCAGGCCATTGAGAAGATGTTCCACGACGTGATGGAAGTGCCCTTCCACGTGATCATGCACTATAACGGCTGGGATGAGAAGTTTGCCCTCGACGTTCCCATGATCCAACTGACCACCCTGGATGAGAATAAGGATGCTAAGGAAACAACCCAAAAACCTGATGATAATGGAGATAACAATCAAAATCAGTAAGCCGGACTTCGACCTGGCCATCCCTGCTGCCAAGGAGTCCAAGGGGACTGTCTTCGCCAAGCTGGAGAAGAAGATCAATGCGGCAATCGTGGATATCGGTGAGGATATCCTTGGCGACGTGGGTATCCGCTACGTGAACGGGAATCCTGAAAGCGTGGCCGCATGGGCGGTCAAGGTGCTCGCATCCGTCGACGTGTTCCTCAGGGAGATGCGCGGGCTTGACCTGGTACTGACCGAGACGGGCTTCGGTGTCGTCTCTACCAACAATACGGCCCCGGCCTCGAAGATGCGCGTGGACGCCCTCGACGGGGAGCTGCGCGTGAAGTGGCTGCGCGCCCATGACGAGCTGCTGAAGCAGTGCTTCAAGATGGATGGCTGGTACCGGCAGGGGCTGGTGGTCATCGATACCCTTTTCTGCTTCTTCGAGTTCCTGAAACAGTTCGCCGGTTACCAGGCTCCCATCTCTAAGGACTGGGAGAATGCCACGGCCACCATCCTCGATACGGACAGGTGGCTACGGGATAAGATATCGGATGAGTTCATGGATGAGTTGATCACGCAGATGGCCACCAACTCGCTCACGGATAAGAATAAGGGCGTGGTGCATCAGATACGTAGGATCTTCGGTGTGGCCCTGCAGGGAAACAAAGGTACGGCCTACGAGTATTTCCGTAGGCTCATGAACACTCTGGAGGGTGATCTGGAGTCATTTCAGACCTACCATAACAGTGATGCTTATGAGGCAAATCATTTCAAGCCCTATGAAAACAGAAAGGAAGACGGCGCGTTTCACTTCGTCGGATAAGGTGCTGCATCTGGAGTGTCCTAAGTCCTGGGCAGAGATGTCCCAGGAGCAGCTGCAGTATACGTTGGATCTGATCGGGTCCAACCTCTACAACGACGTGGAGATCCGCACTTATATGCTTTTCCGCTTCTGCGGAATCGAGGTGCTGAAGAAGAGATATCGATGCGTGTCGTGCCGTGTGAAACTCGACACGGGCAAATGGCACTACTTCGACCTGCAAGACTGGCAGGTTCAGGATATGATCGGACAGCTGAGCTTTGTCAGCAGCTACGAGAACTTCGGCTGTGGGCTGGATACGGCAGGAGAATTCAAGGCCGCTGACAAGCTACTGTCTGGTTATCAGTTTGGCTGGTTCCTGAGTTGCGAACGCAAGTATCAGGCATATCTGAAAACTAAGGAATTCAGATTCCTCGAAGACCTGGCAAGGATGATGTTTATGGATGGGGACAGTCCTGTAGGTGACGGTCAGAAGGAGATGGAGGTGGATACCGCCCTTGGCATGAGCGTGTTCTTCTGGTACTCCTGGATCAAGCTGGAATTCTCTAAACTCTTCCCGCATTTCTTCAAGCCCGTCGATAAGATGGGTGGCGAATTTAGTTTTCTCGAATCATATAACGCTCAGATCCGTGCCCTGACTGACGGGGACGTGACCAAGGAAGAGGCCGTGAAGCAGATCGACTGTAAGCGGGCCCTCACGGAACTGGATGCCAAGGCGCGCGAGGCTGAGGATTTTAAGGCAAAGTATGGAAATTAGTAAGGAGACGTTCGATGACCTGCAGTACTTCGTCGACATGGCAGGCAAAAACAAGCAGGTAAAGAGCAATGGCTTCCACTGCGGCTTCTGCTCTGGGCCGGACGGGATGGAACAGGTGATGGCTGAGTATAGGGACTATGCCAACTTCTTTCTGGTGGATGACACTACCAGCGGCAATACGTTCAGCGCCAAACCCGGATGGTTCGACCGTAAGGTCTATACGGTGTATATCATCGTTGGCTATGAGTATGGCAACGAGCAGAAATACAAGGAGGCCCTGAAACTAGCCCGCAGGATCTTCAAGCAGCTTCTCTCGCGTGTGATCAGGGACAAGGCCTCATTGAAATACGGCAAGGCCATGATGTATCTGAACCTCGACACGGTGTACTCGCAGGAGTTTGGCAGATATTCCTTCAATGGTGCAACAGGTCTGTTCTTCCAGCTGCAGAACAACGAGCCGCTGAACCTGGTGTTTGATCCTGATGAATGGGAGGAGTAGCGTATGGGAACGATGGCTGAAGGGCTTGGAAAGCCGGTAAGTGGTGCTGATGGGCGTAGGAGACATGCTTCCTCCAGGATCCCTGAAGAGGAACTCAGGAAGTTCGAGGAGGGATGGGCTAAGATGATGGTAACCATCTGGCAAGAGAAGCTGCAGCTGCTTGGCGTGGAGGATACCGGGACGCTAAGAGGATCCATCGAGGCCAAGGCCTTGCTCGACGGTGCTAAGAAATCCATCGAGCACTCTTTCATGATGTACGGTAAATATGCGGATGATGGTACTGGACGTGAGTTCACAAATACGGGATATACTGACAGTCTGGGCCGCCACTACTCTTCAAGTCGTCAGGCAGATGGCACCCTGCCGTTTCTCCTGCCTGGAGGTGAGGATTATCGTAGGGAACATGGCCTTGATAAACCTAAGAAGGTAGGTCCTGCCTGGGGTGGCCGTGTGGCAGGTGGCCATCCGAGAAGAGCCAATGAATGGTTCTACAGGAAATACTATGCCAGCCGTATGGTTCTGAATGAACTGGAGAGAGACTTTTATGGTAATTCATACCTCGGCATGTTGACTACGGCGCTAGATGGGTTGCTGGGACAGGTTCGGGTGTTGTAGTTTTAATTTGTTGCCTTCATCGATACCTTTGCCGTAAAATTATAAATAATGGCCACAGAACGATATCAGGAGCTTGAAAGGGAATTCAAGGTGATCCGCGACGAGCGCGGGGTCGCCCAGAATACCGCTGTACGCATTGGTACGGCTTTCCTGGATCTGTTGCGCTACTGCATGTCGGGTGAGTTCGATGAGATCATATTCAATAAGGTGCTCAACAAGCCCACCTTCATGAAAGGCCTGATAACGCTCGGATCCATCGTCTTAGGAGAATACGCCGAGGGTCTGCAGGGAGGCATCATCACCGAAGAGGGCGTGGCAGAGCTGAAGGACCTGTGGGTTCGTCAGCATGCGAAGATCGGTGACGGCAGCATACACCGTGACGAGGCAGGCCGTGTGCTCCCTGCTTTGGAGGTGAAAGGCGACTCGACGTTCACGGGAAACCTCTCCAGTCCGGAGTTCGTGTCCGACTTCCTCGGAGGTCAGGGATGGACGATACAGAAGAAGGAGTTCGTGAACTCGGCCGGGGTCATAGAGTATAAGTACACGCTGGAGATCGACAACGCCGTGATACGCAACACCCTCCGCGTGTTCGAGATGATCATCTCGCAGCTGCTGGGTGAGAACGACAACCGCATATTCGCAGCCATGATGGAGGTGCACCACTATGACCCAGAGACGGGGAAGGTGTGGCTCAATACCCATAACGGGCGCTGGTTCATGAATTTCCGCAAGGACGACTGTATCATGGTGCAGCAGTACCAGGCTGAGAACGACGTGGTGAGCGGGGGCGACGGATACATCACGAAGTCGTATGAGCTGCTCATCACGGATGTTGGCAGCGGTGGCGAGACCGACGAGAACGGCGACCGGCTGGACTGGGTGACGTTCACGAACTTCGCCACGCAGATGAGCGACGACGACGGCAAGCCCTTTACGCCTGAGATGCTGATCAAGGAGGGCGATACGTTCACCCGGGTTGACAACCTGACGGATCCTGACCGCAAGGGTATCGTGACGATGATGACGGTGGGGAACAATACGCCGTACATGGACGTGCGCTACGGCCTGAAGACTGACCCGAAGGACAACCTGAAGTCGCGCATCGGCAACCTCGAGGGCATACGCAACGATATCTTCGGATGGCTGGAGGGCTTCGGCATCTACACCACGAACTACTACGGTATCGGCCACTTCATCAACGCCCAGACGGGCGAGAACGTGCAGGCAAGGCAGGAGATGACGCTGCAGCGGTTCCACAGCTTCTATCAGGAGACGACTTATAACATCAGCGAGGAGGACAACTTCCTGACCAACGGTTTCTTCCAGAAGGAACTGGAGAGCTGGCAGAGATGCGAGGCTGACGGTACGCCGGTGGCCGACGAGCCTGACAGCCAGCTGCTGGGCACGGTGGAGGAGAGCGGCGAGGCGATGATGCCGCTGATGATCAACGGACAGATGCTGTCGGTGGCCAGCCGCCGTGTGGCTGACATCACCGACCTAGACGGCATCAAGGTGCTCCACCTGCTGGGCATGGGCGTGTCGCAGGCTTTCAGCGACATCAAGCCCAAGGGCAGCCACAAGGAGATGGAGTCGGACAGCCAGGAGTCGACGGAGGTGGTGGATGTAGATGACTTCATGTATATGGGCATCAGAATCCTCCCCGTGACCCATGGCACGCTATACGCGAAGTTCATCAAGGCCGACGGCTCATGGACGGGATGGGAGACGGAGCTGGAGGACTCGTTCGACTGGCTGCTGTGGCAGTACCGCGAGATCGAGGCGAACCGCTGGGAATGGGAAGGCTCTGGGAAGTTCGTACTGTCGTATACCGGGGAATGCTACATCCGCTTCGTGGCGCTCACAACGGACGCGGTGGCCAACGCGAGGGTGGACTACCAGACGCATATCGAGCAGACATCGCGCCGCATCACCCTGCAGGCCATCAAGACGGACGCGCAGCACCAGACGGCTATGGCTGAGATACAGCTGCAGCACGACGCCGTGATGGACGTGGTGACGACGAACAAGTCGACATCGGACACGATGCTCTCCACCATCCTCGGCATCACCGTAAACCCCGACGGAACGTACAACATCCCCGATGCGCTGAAGGGCGAGAACATGGCGACATGGCGCATCAACACGAACTCGCACATCATAGACCTCGCCGCCCACTGGGACGAGAACGACCAGCTGATAGGCTACTCCACGACTACCCAGACGGCCAATGCCATATCAAGCGCAGTATACGGACTTGCGAAGAGCAGCGAACTGTCGGATCTTAACGTAAATCTTACACAGAAGATCAACAGTGACATTGCGAGAGTCAACGAAACCATTCAAGGCGTCAACACTGAAAATGACGAAAGGGCTGCCGCCTACGCAACATGGAAGGAGCAGACTGACCAGAAAATAACCGCCATCGCAGGCAAATGGGACAGCAACGGACAGCTTATAGGCTACTCTACGTCACAACAGACGGCTGACTCCATAAGCGCGGCTGTGGTCAATCTGGCTTCAAAGGCTTCGGTGGAGAGCGTGCAGAACTCGATCAATACACTGAACAATACGACCATACCAGGTTTGATGGACGACATATCTGTTGCCTACGGACTTGCCCGGAAAGCCAAGGATACCGCTGACGAGGCGTATGCCTATGGCACAACTATCGACCAGCACTCGGATTCGATCAGCATACTCTCCAACAGGTTCAATGCCGACGGATCGTTGAAAAACACCTCCGGACTCGTGACGGGCAACGGCGATTTCGCTACACTTTTTTCTGCTGCCCTGCGTAGTGACGGGACTGTCATGAAGAAAGCGGATATGGGTACTTATGTACAGAAAGACGGTGACGGCTATATCACAGGAGCGTTTATAGATGCCGACCGTATCGACTTCCGAGCCAACCTGGTGCAGGTTAAGAACCAGGACGGTGATATTACCTTCCAACTGGATGAAGACGGTAACCTGAAGGTCATGGGTACCATCGAGGGCGGCAAAATCATCGATGACATCAAGGTAGGAAGCAGAGGCAACAAGATGGAGATCTACTGCGACGAAAGTTTTAGAAATTCATACCGCGCAGGTATCAGAGGCTGGGATGACAGCGGCAACAAGGTGCTTGACCTTGGATTCTTCGAGTTTGGCAACAACAAGGTTTGCGCATCGCTCAACTTCGGTAGCGGATATTACAGCGAATCTGGGTTCGCAATCGCAGACTACTATATACTGAACGTAGGGTTCAAGGACAATAAAATTCATGTGACAGCACCTTACGAGGCATGGCCTGTCGGCAAACCTTCTGATCTTGGATGTGCAAAAGGTGAAATGTATGTAGACAACGACGGTTACGTGAAGATTTACAATAAATAATTATGAAAAAGAACGAAGAGAAAAAGACCAGGAAGTATGACTTCCGCAAACTGAGGGAAGAGGTGGCTATCGGACTGGTGGTGGAGAGTGACCTGTCGAAGACGTTTGCCAACTGGCTCTACCAGAACACGTCTGAACTGGAACTTGTGGAACTTGCCAGAGAGATTTTCCACAAGGGAGTGATAGAGCTCGACGAGCGTACACGTATGATCCTGGAGCATGCAGTGAAAGGAAGTACGCTGCGATGGAGCGTAAAGGCTGCCGTTGGCGAACTGCTCAGTGAGAAGGTTTCCTAGTATTAACCCTATAAAACATTTAAGTTATGGCAAAAGTACAGATTGAAGAGAAGAAGGTGGTAAGCGGAGCATTTGAGCCCGTGACCATCGGTGATGACATCAACATGTCGATGAAGTACTCTCAGGAAGGCGAGAAGAAGTCTTTCTTCGGCGTCGCCAAGAAAGGTGAGAAAGAAGTGGCCCGCTGCAACTGGCAGCCAGGCACGCGTCTCTATCTGAACGTTGAGCATGAGATCGAGGCCGCACAGGCTGCGGAGATCGCCGAGACGTTCATCGAAGGTATGAAGGTGGTCATCGCAATGTAACAGCCCGCGTATGGATTTCACTGAGCAGGAACGGATCTGGCAATGGTGTGACACCCACCAGGAGCTGCTGATGCAGTATTTCCGTGCGCATGCCAAGGATGCCTCGCAGATCGAACTCGTCAGCTACGACCCCGACAAGATGAAGGGCGTGCTGACGGTGTTCAACTGGCAGGGCGTCAGGAAGATCGTCAGCGTCACGCCCGAGTCGCTCATCGACAATCTCTCTGATCTGGTCGACGTCATCGAACGGCGCTGCGTAGCTGCTTCGGAGGCTGCCGAGAACGCTGCCGTCTATGCCAATGCTCAGGGTGACTACGCCAAGACGGAGGCTAGCCGCGTGCAGGCGCTCATCGACCAGCTGACTGCCATCGGCGAGACGGTACGACAGCAGGGTCTGACCGCTGAAGCGCAGGGGGCACAGGCAGAGGCCATCAAGAATGAGGTGGCGGCATGGTACACGCCATTCAAGTCGGCTGCAGAGTCGTGGTACTCTGCCATCACGGCCAGCGTGGCTTCGTGGTTCTCAGGCGTGCAGGCAGACTGGACAGCGTGGTTCAACGCCCGTAAGGCTGAATGGAATGAGTGGTACAGCGCTACGGTAGGGGCATGGAACTCATGGTTCGCCTCAGTACAGAGCGACTGGGACACATGGTATGCGTCCACTGTCAGCGCATGGGACCTTTGGTTCGCGGCAACAAAGTCCGAATGGAACGAGTGGTTCGCCTCGCGCAGGGCTGAGTGGACGGCATGGTTCGAGGCTGCTCGCAACACGCTCGACATCTGGGCTGAGAAGGAGGAGCGGCGACAGTCGGCCGAGGATATCCGCCTGGAGATGATGGCGCACCCGCCAATCCCGTCGGAGCGTGGCTACTGGATGTTCTGGGACGTTGACACTCACGAGTATGTCGAAAGCGGCTACTCCAGCCGTGGCACCATGGACTGGCCCGTATTTTTCTGGGACTACGACACCATGGGCATCGGCGTGGAGACGGAAAGGGACTACTCGCGCTTCTTCATCGACGAGCAAGGCCGCTTCGGCATGTTAATGTAATTTTCAAATCACAAGATTATGGGTAATATTTATGAAAACGGCAAGATCATCTTCGGATACATGGCGATGATGCTCGAAGACCGTGACCCGTGGGATCCGCAGACGGTATATCACCATAACCGCTGCAAGATGGACGAGCACGGCAACTGGTGGGTGTCGAAGAAATCCACACAGGAGGCTCCGAACATCAACCATCCCTTCCCGGGGTTCGACGCCAACAATCAGCCGATAGCATCCGAGTGGTGGGCTCTCTGGATAGACTGGCAGCACCCGATGGCTCAATTGTCGGCTGCCATGTCGCAGGCCGTCGCTGCCGCGGAGAGCGCCGATGAGAAGGCCGCTGCCGCAGAGGCTGCAGCTGAGCACGCCAGCCATGTAGATGTGGTGGAGCTCACGGGGCGCGTTTCCTCTCTCGAGTCTGCGCTGCAGTCGCTCACGGATGGCGATATCGCAGAAATGCAGCAGGCCATCACGAGCCTGCAGGGGCTGATCGGTGCCGATGTCGACGGGAACATCAACAAGTTCAACGAGATCATCAGCTTCCTCGCTGGCATCGGAGATACCTCCACGCTCGAAGGGCTCTTCCAGGATGTGGCCAGACAGCTGGCACAGAAACAGCCTGCAGGGGACTACGCCACCAATGGGAGGGTGGACGAGCTGGAGGCGAAGGTGGGGCGCTACTGCTCACCGCGCTTCGAGTCGGACGCACTGGTATTCCCTGCTGAGAACGATGCACACTTCGAGAATGATGTGTTGGTATTAACAATATAGGAGGATATGGCAACAAGAAAATTGATGGATATCAGCGGAATCCCCTTCGTGGTGGAGGTACGCGAGGACGGCCTGTATGCCGTTGGTATCAAGGTGAGGACCCGTATGGTCAAGTTCGAAGGCTCAGGCCTGCCCGTCGACATCGAGAACAGGATAGTCGGTGTGGACGGTAACGAGAAGATCGACGGCATCGAGGAGATGGAAGACTTCCTGGAGGGGATGCCTGAGGGATCGAAGCTGTCGGAACATCTGGAGGGCAATGAAGACGTAGATGAACTGAATCAGGAGATCGAGGATATATTCTTCCCTGAAGGTGTCCCTGAATAAGTTGACTGAAAGGGGCTTCGGCCCGTCAGTATAGTTTTTTATTTATTAATTTCTAATTTTTATTGTATCATGGGTAAATTAACTCTGAAGGCGATTGGTGTTCTTCTGAAGAAGATCGCTTACATCGCAAAGAAGTACACTGACTTCAAGATCAGTGCCAACAGTGTTCATCTGTACGAGAAGGCAACCGCCAACAACGGCTACCTGAAGACGTACATCCTCTCAACGGCTCTCACGCTGGCAGCTGTAACTTCGGCCAACACCATCGGTGAGATCGACATCCCGAAGGACTTCCTGTTGAAAGGCAAGTCATTGCTGACCATCGAGGCCGGTACTGGCGCGAACGAGGGCAAGTTCATGGTGACTGAGGTTGACAACGTGGCCGTAGCAGAGGCTTACGAGGCGAATTCTCAGGTCAATGCTGCTGGTACGTGGCTCGACCTGGTCATCAACACGCAGGATGACAGTGAGACTGCACAGCACGTGCTGGTTAACCTGACCAAGTTCATCGACATCTACAGCAATGGCAACGGTATCGATCTTAACAACAAGATCTTCAGCATCAAGCTCAAGATGGTTAGCGATGCCAACCAGTCTGGCCTTGCCTTCGATGCCAACGGCGCACTTTACATCAACATCGACGCCAATAATGCAAACGGCCTTGTGGTGACCGCTGACGGTCTGAAGATGGCTCTTGCCCAGGCTTCTACCAACGGTGAAGGTGGTGCTGCAGGTGCCATGTCGGCTGCTGACAAGGAGAATCTGGACGGACTCGTAGAGGATATGGATATGGAACTGCTGACTGATGCCGAGCTGGCCTCATGGTTCGGTTATGACATCACAGGCACGCCTGCTGAGGGTTCTGAGGCCGAGACCATCAAAACTGGTCTTACTAACCTGAGCACAGATTCCATCACGGATGAGCCTGGTGCCTAAACGGCTTTGCCCCATGGGAAAGGTTGGAATTACTCCAGCCTCTCCCATTCAGGGCAATTCATGATGCAATAACAGGAAAGGAAACTGATTATGGCAAAAATCGGATTAAAGGCCTTGGGCGTCGTTTTGAAAAAAATTGTGTTCCTGGCCAATAAAAAGTTTGCTACAAAAGCCGATCTGGCTATATACCAGAACCCGCACTTTGAGGGTGACGCTCTGGTATTCCCGGCGCAGAACGCCGCGCACTTCGACGGTGATGCGCTGGTTCTCACTGAATAATCAACTAAATATTATATAATATGTTACAAGAAAGTGAAATTGTAAGAAAAGCGACTACTCCGGGCGGCACGAGATATTATCGTGACCAGGAGACACGCGACATCGTGGATGGCCATACCACAGCGATGGCAGGCATGGCTAGTGACATCGAGGGTCTGAAGACAATCTGCAACTACCCACCGGGTGATATTACTTGGTTCGGATTCAAGAAGCAGATAGGAAACTCTAACTCTGCGGGAACTCCCTGCGGTAACATCACCCGTCTGGCTCGTATGAAGGAAATCCTTGGACTGGGTGGGTATATGGTAAAAAACGACCACTCACGCCGCAAATTGGCTGCTTCCGATCACCGGAAGTATGCTGATGACAACTCTGCTGTAGTCTTTACTGGCGCAGACGGCCACTACCAATGGGGTTGGGGCGTCGATATGTGGTATGGCAGATGGATTGAGAATGGCTATATCGTAGAGGCATTCGACGACAGACCTATTCCCAACCATCCATGTGTAAAGATACCTGTTGGCTCTGTCTCAGCCTCAGGACGCTGTGCCATTGACCGCACGAACCTCACGCTGTGCGGATATATTTCTGATGACCCGCAGTTCCGTGGCGGTACTGGCGAAGCTAGCTGGGATGGCACATGGCGCTCATTGCTGGGCATGCCGGTATCTAACATTCCCGTCGGGACACTTGCCACATATGCACGCAAGAACGGCAACATGTGGTTTGCCAACGAGCGCGTAGCTATCTTCATCATCGGTGCCCTGATGCGAGTCTACTTCCATAACACGAACATACAAGCTGCCTTCGTGGAGGGAGTTGACGATCAAGGTCTTCACAGTGGAGGACTTGGTGCAGGAATTCTCTACGATGATAATGTTGAATGGCCCAGCCGTGGATACAACCCTTATTGGAAAAACAGTGTTGGCATCGAGTACGGTGATTTCACAGGCCTGTTGTCAACCACCATCACAAAAAGCGATGGCCAACAGGTTTCTGTTACAGGTATCCCTTCCTTTATGGGTCTAAAGAACTGGTATAAGTCTCTTTGGATAATGGAGGAGGATTCTCTATTAATCAGTAATGCCCAGAAGACCCAGTCGATGTATGTCAAGAAGATCATCAACGGCGAGCTCTCGAGCCTTGAAAACGTAAATGACAAAGTCCTGGTTGGTAACACTCCGGCTCATGCCGGTGCCTCCTGGTCATATATCAAGGAGATTACGGCTAAGTACCTGTCAGGAATGCCCACCGAAGATGGCGGGTCTGGATCTACATTCTTTGGTGACGGATATTACAACCCAGTTGCTGCCGAAGGCTCCGTTCGCGGCTCTGTCCGTTTGGGCGATGCTCACGATGGCGACCTTGCGGGCTCGTGCGTGCTCAATGGCAACAATGCCCCCTCGTCTGCCAATGCGAGCAGGGGTGCGGTGCTCTGTGAATTCGCGGAAGCGTTCGACACTGAGCTGACTGTGCCTTCAGCGTAGACTGGTGCTCGCAGAGCACGAAGAACACCACCGCCGAAAGGCGGTCGCCTCGCCTCATGGCGAGGCCCTCTCCAAATATATAAATTGTTAAATTCGCTCTTTGACTTGCTGAAACCATAAAAATGTAGTAACTTTGCACCGCTCTTTTGTAAAGAGTAGGTGGATCCCTCAGACACTCCGTTCGCGGCTCTATCCGTTTGGGCAATGCTAACAATGGCGACCTTGCGGGCTCGTGCATGCTCAATGGCAACAATGCCCCCTCGAATGCCAATGCGAACAGGGGCGCGGTCCAAATGAAGTAAATGTATAAGAGGGTGAGCCTTTCCGATTGGAAGAACATATCGAAAGATGACGGTGAGACTCGTAGGTATAGGCCGAGCGTCATACCCGTCGGACGCCCTTCACAGGCGACCATCAGACCCATCATGTTTTACACCCAAACCCCGATTGCAAGATGCGACGTATCAAACAAAACGGGGAGAACGAGTCCATCGAGAATGCAATGGAAGCCTTCGAGAGGTTTGCCGAAGAGAAGCATAAACGGTGGAATGTGATGCGCTACGAGCAGGATATAGACCTGCACGTGCATCAGGTGGTCTGCCATATCGTCAATGAAACGTTCTCTCCATCTGGATATTCTGAAAAATGGATCTTTGACAAAAAGCCTCGCAAATTGGCGAAGGCTCCCGTCTTTGATCATCATGTCGAAGCTGCTGCGATGCTGCCGTATGAAAGGGCAGTCTATGACCATATATCTTGGCATGCACCTGCCGTGAGGCCTGGACTTGGCACGCACGCCCTGATGAGGTTCATCAGGAACGAGCTGTTTGCCAATGAGCAGCTGGATGTGTACTATAACTTTGTACTGGATATCCACCATTATTTTCCGCTGATGGATCATTTCTTCCTGAAGCGGAAGATTGACAATAAATTCAAGAAAGGCAAATTCCGTAATTTCATCCACAGGGTCATCGACTCTTATCCCCATGGCGCTCCATTGGGAATAAAGATGGCGCAGCTCTTCGGTATGCTCTATCTGGCTGACTTCGACAGGCTGGTGGAGAGATGCTTCAATATCCTGGACAACCCGGAGAAACTTGCCTACTGGACGTCGCACTACATCGCCGAATGGTGTATAACGGCCAGATCCCCTGACGAGATGGCCTTACTTTCCAGGGGCTCCCAGTATCTTGCACGGCGTTTTCAGCTTTTTATAGAAGAGGGCATCACCCATTATTACAGGTTCGTCGACAACATTCTGGTGATACATGAGGACAAGGTGTTCCTTCGTTGTATCCGCGACCTGACGATTATGGTCCTGACACGCGATTATAGGGCTGTGATCAACGGTGACTACCAGGTCAGACCCGTATGGATGGGAATACGTCTGTGCGGCTACACTTTCCTACATGAGTGGGTGGCTGTGTCAAAACGTAACAAGCAGGAAGTGGCACGCCGAGCCCACAAGCTCCAGAAACTTGGTTTCTCAGAAGAGCAGATCCGTATAAAACTGGCCAGCAACCTGGGATACGTTAAGCACGCTAATAGTATCAATCTAATAAAAACTATCGGTATGGAGAATTCACTTGGAAAAATCATCAAACATCGTCGTGTCAAACCGCCTTTCGAGGGCATGAAGCCGGAACAGAAAGTTCCTTTTTCTTCTCTTGTGGTAAAAATTGATGACAAAAATGGGGGGGGGTAGAGCCCAATTCCAAGAAAATCTATCTTCTTGACTACACGGTGACAGACTCAAAGATAGACCGTGAAATCGTCACTGTGATGGAGAGGGACACCAAAGGCATCGAAAGGGAAATCAAGAAGGAAGTGCCTTCAAAGGTGCTGGCCATCAGGTTCAAGAAGATCCTGAAGACCTTCACGAATACCGGCCGGAACGGCGAGGAGGAAACGTATGTTTTCCAGAAGAAACTCGACGGTGACGGCCACGCTACAGAGCAGGATGCAGAGTTCTACGCTTTTACAGGGAGCAAGATCATGATCGATCAGGCACTCCACGACTTCGGTCCTGAGGATCTGCCGGCTCCCACGGTTATCAGACAGGAAAAGGGCAAAGACGGAAAGTTTTACACCAAATTTACATAGTTTATGCCACAAAATTTTACGGCAACATATGCCGAGCAAAAGACTTTCTTCCCCTTTGGGAAAAATCAGATCATCGGTTTCCTCGGGGAGACCATCGTAGAGAACTGGAGTCAGGACAATGCCCCAGAGGGCGCTGGGCCTATCACTGGCTATAGTTACACAGGCACTCGCAAGGATGGCGGTACGCTGCTGCCCTGTGAGGATCCTCAGGACTATGGCTGTGTCACTAACGCCATTATTCGCTCCAAGTATACTGAGAGCGAGGAGCTGGCCATCCATCGCCATTACGTTAATTCCTTCCAGGAACACGAGTCGGAATGGCTGGAGTATAACCAGTTCTGCGAGGCCGCCAAGCTGCTGGCTAAGAAGTGGCTTGGCATATAATAGGCTGTACTTTCTCATTAATCTTGTATAAAGAAATACACTGTTGCATCCCTGCAGCGGTGTATTTCTATTTCTATCCTGCCCTTCGTCGACCTTCAGGGGCAGGTGTCTGTGTAGAAATAGGGATTTTCCCTTGGAAATATCAGAAACTTTTCGTATATTTGCACAAAAAAAGTAACAGGATATGGAGTTCTCTTTTATCATAGGAGTGATCGGAGCCTGGCTGATTATCGCACTGGCAAAGTCGGCCGACTGGTTTGGTGGCAGCGGCGGACACTGCGAGGAGTCTGACGGGGAGTTCTTTAGAAGGGTCTCCAAAATGAATGCCGAAAGAGACCGCAAACTGTACGAGGATATGCAGAAGAAGTATCACTGAAGGTATTTTTATATTGATGTACGATGGGTTATCTTTGCAGAAAGTAAAGATAACCCATTTTTATGGCCAAGAACGAAAGATACGTAACAACCGTTGAACTCAACTCCCAGCAGGCTATGGATCGTCTGAAGGAGCTGGAGCAGAAAGTAAAGGATCTCAAAAAGGCTAAGGAAGATGCTGCCAAGTCTGGCGGTTTCTTCGATGAAGCACAGCTGAAGAAAGCCACTAAGGAACTGAACCAGTGGCGTTCCCAGATGACAGGTGTGCAGGGAATCCTGGATAACATCAATGATGTGACGCTGCAGGATCTGCAGAAGGGCCTTCGTAAACTCAGGGAGCAGTCTAAGACCGCACTTCCAGGTACTCAGGAGTTTACGGAGATCCAGCAGGGTATCATCAAGATTGAAGACCGCATCAAGGAACTGAAAAACTCGACCCGTGAGGCTAAGTCAGAGTCCGAGCAGCTTACCATGAACATGGAGCAGTTGGCTAAGGTCATGCAGAACGTCAAGGGCAGTTCCCTTAACGACCTGCTCTCTGCTCAGAGAATCCTTGAGAGGAACGTGGCAGATGCAACACCCGGCAGCTCATCTTATGATACGGCCATCGCCCAGTTGAAGGAGGTGAAAGCAAGGATCCAGGAGATAAAGGGCGAACAACAGCAGGTGGTGACCTTGATGGACAAATACGAGCTTGAGACAAAGGAAGTAAACAAGTCTCTTAAGCAGACAGAGTGGGAAACCGAAATGGTAGAGAAAACCATGAAGAATCTTTCCAAAGCAAACATGCGGGACCTTGAGTATTCTATCAAGCTTGTCAATGAGCAGTTAAGGAAAACGGAGAGGGGTACTGTGGAGTTTGATAAAATGAAGGAACGGGTTAGGAAACTCAGGACGGAACTTGAAAGGGTACGTTTTGAAAGTGCGGCGCAACAGGGGATGTTGAGCCGGATGGCTGATTTCTTCAATAAGGTGCAGGGCACTGTGATTGTTGGTCTTTCTTCAATTACAGGTCTGACATTGACTGTCCGCAGGGCCATTCAGGCTTTTGCGGATATGGATCAGGAGATGGAGAATGTGCGCAAGTACACTGGCCAGACTACTGAACAGGTGCATGAGATGAACGATGAGTTCAAACAGTTAGATACCAGAACAGCGAGAGAAAGATTGAACCAGCTGGCTGGTGACGCCGGTCGCCTGGGCATACAGGGCAAGGAGGCCATCATGGACTTCGTGGATGCTGCCGACAAAATCAATGTCGCCCTTGGGGATGACCTTGGTGAGGGTGCTGTTAAGAATATCGGTAAGCTGGCCATGTCGTTTGGAACTGACAAAACCATGGGACTGCGTGGGGCCATGCTTGCCACCGGTTCTGCAGTGAATGAACTTTCTCAGAATTCTTCAGCAGCTGCGAACTACCTGGTTGACTTTACTGCCAGAGTAGCCGGATTCGGCAAACAGGTAGGACTGACTCAGACTCAGCTAATGGGTTTTGGTGCCGTCATGGACGAAAATATGCTGCGTGACGAGATGGCTGCCACCGCCTTTGGCCAGCTGCTGGTGAAGATGACAACGGACATTGATACGTTTGCCAGGATAACGGGTAAGACTTCTGAGGAGTTCAAGAAGATGGTGACTGAGGATATTAACGGGGCCATCCTTACTGTCGCACGTAGTCTGAAGGGTCGTGACATGCAGGATCTCGGCAAGGTGTTCGATGCCATGAACCTCGACGGACAGCGTGCCATCAGCGTGCTCGCCACCCTTGGGGAGAAAGTGGACGATGTATCTGAAAGACAGAGAATTGCAAATGACGCATTTGAAAAAGCTAAATCTATAACAGAAGAATATAATATCCAAAACTCGACTGCTCAGGCTGGGATTGATAAAGCAAAAAAACGGTTTAATGAACTCCGTATTGAACTTGGAGAGAAACTGTTACCTGTTGCTAGGTATGGGATAACTACCACTTCAATGTTTATAGAGGTAATTTCAAAAATCATAGAATTATGCTTTAAATATAAGAGCACACTCACGGCATTGACTACAGTGATAACAGTTCTTATCGTGAAAAAAGAGTTGGATATTGCCTTAACTAAATTGCAGGTTTTCTGGACTGGCAAATTGGCAAAGACAATAGAAAAATTATACCTTGCTGTATTAAAGCACCCGTGGACTGCAGCAGCTGCTGCTGTGGTGGTAATGATTGGCGTTATAGCTGATCTTATACGAAAAAGCAATGAGGCAGAGACTGCAACAAAGAGACTCAATAAAGTCAGGGAAGAAGCTGCAAAAAAATACGGTGAGGAAAAAACAAAGCTGGAGCTGTTGCTTGGTACTGCCAGGAATGAAAAAGCCTCCCTCGACAAGAGGAAAGAGGCTATTGAAGAGCTCAATAAAATCATTCCAAACTATAACGCCCAGTTGGATGAGACAACAGGAAAATACAGAGAAAACAAAAAGGCACTTGATGACTATCTTGTTTCTTTGGCTAGAAAATTTGAATTGGAGGGAGCTGAAGATATGCTTAAAGAGATCGGTGGTAAGGTGGCCAAGGCAACTGTTGAAATCGACAAACTAAAAAAAGACTTGGAAGAAGAGGAAGTCCGTGAAGATGAACTAGCAAGGAATACTGGTGGCGTGTATGGTAAGACAAAAGCTGATGAGATTAGAGAAAATCTTAGAGAGCAAAATAAAGTCATTGAAGAAGCAGGAATATCCAGAAAAGCAATATATAAAGCCTACCCGGAATTACTGGGGCAAGAGCCGGAGGGAGCATTCAGTGTATATATTCCTCATGATGAACATTATACTCCTCCGAAAGAAGAGAAGAAGGAAACTTTCACAGACCCAAAAGCTGAAGAAAAGGCTCGTAAGGCTGCAGAGACTGCAGCCAAGAAACTGGAAGCCAAGAAAAAGGCGGAGCTCAAAGCCCTCGACGATGCGGCCAAGGCCCAGACGGAGAATGACCTGGCTATCGCCATGGGTCGCTATGCCAGAGGCGAGAGTGACTATCGGAAATACATCAGCGAGATTGACCGCATCCAGATGGATGGATTCAACAATCGTCTGGCCATCTACAATGAAGAATCCGATGAATATAAAAAGATCCTGAATGACAGGGAAACTTATTTCCTGAAGAGCGTAGAACGCCAGGAGCGTATGAATCAGCGGGAAGTCGAGATGGTTCATCAGAGTGTCGTTGCTGAACTGCAGTCCAAACAATGGGATGATGAGGGGGCATATCTGGAGGCTATGTATCAGGAGGATATCAACTACCTCCAGAACAAGGCTGCCCTTTACCGTAAAGGATCTGAAGAGCGTGTAGAGATTGAAGAAGAGATTACTGAAAGGGAATACCAGCATCAGCTGGAACGCCAGCAGCGGTATGCTGAGATGGTGGAGGAGCTGAAGGAGAATTACCTGAATATGGGTAACGAGCGGAAGTTGGCCATCGCCCTTAATGGTCTCGAGGAACTGCATCGTCAGGGGCTCATCAAAGTAGAGGAATACGAGAAGGCCAAGATTGCCATTCAGGCCCAGTATGCTTCTACAGTATCTCCTGACGAACAGACTAAGCAGACCGGCTCCCAGATGCTGACGAATGCCCAGGGCAATGTGAATAAGAACGCACAGGCTGAAGGCACCAGCTACAGCACACCGATTGTTGGTACCATCAAACAATACCAGGCTGTCATGGAGCAGCTGAAGATCCTTTATGGTAATGATCAGCAGAACCATGCTGCTTATCTGGCCGCAAAGCAGCAGGCTACCGTTGAGTTCTGCCAGCAGCTGGCCAGTGAATTCCAGGCCGCTTACAGCTCTATCAATCAGATCATGTCTGCTGCATCTTCTTATTATTCTGCCTGCTCTGACTATGAGATAGCCTTGATGAATAAGCGCTATGATAAAGAAGCGGAAAAGGCAGGTAATAATCAGAAGAAACTAAAGAAGATTGAGCAGAAAAGACAGAAAGAGGAAGCGGCCATCAAGTCTAAATACAACGCGAAGGCCATAAAGATCCAGATTGCCCAGGCTGTCGCTTCTACGGCTCTGGCTGCCATCAACGCCTATTCTTCTGCTGCCCAGGTTCCTATGATCGGTTATATCCTGGGACCCATTGCTGCAGCTGCAGCCGTGGCTGCCGGTATGATTCAGATAGCAGCTATCAAGAAACAGGCTCAGGCACAGGAAGCAGGATACTATGGCGGTGGTTTCACTGGTGGAAAGAGTTACAAGAAAGAGGCTGGAGTGGTGCATGAAGGCGAGTGGGTGGCAAACCACAAGACTGTGAACAATCCGGCTGTGCGACCTGTGCTGGACTTCCTCGACATGGCCCAGCGAAACAACAGAGTGGGATCCCTGACCGCTGACGATATATCTCGCCAGCTGGGGCAGGGCGGTAGCGCCGTTGTGGCTCCTGTAGTAAACGTCTCATCTGACAATGAGGAACTGAAGGACTCCCTGGAGCGATCCAGGGAGGTTAACGAACGCCTCCTGACCGTCATCGAGGAACATGGCATCCACGTGGATTTCCCTCTGGACAGCTTCCACAAGAGTTATAAACATTTTCAAATACTGAATGAAAGATGATTGTCTGCTACATCAACAACCTCCCAGCCTATCCGGCAGCTCAGAGTGACATCAAGGTCACCCTGCAGAACCCATTCATCAAGGACGGCGATGAGAAAACCATGGAAGTGGTATTCCCTATGGATATCGCTCAGAACGCTGCCGTGTTCGGGGCCATAAACCGCCTCGACACCTCGTTTGAGTCTGAGGACTTTGAGGACTGCCGTCTGGTGGCAGATAATACTGAGGTGATCCGGGGCAAGGGCACCATCACTTCCATCACGCAGGAGGAAGTGAAGATCCAGATACTGGCGGGAAAATCATACTTGCGCTACAAAGCTTCGTTCGACAATATCTATATTGACGAAATAGACTATGGTCAGGTGGCAGAAAGATACAGGAACCTGATCATCGGTCGGGCGTCATTCGTCAATGTGTTGGACTTCGCATCTGAACTGAATTCACAGGGCTTCATCGGGGAGGCTGGCAAGTACGCATTCTTCCAGGCACACGATGAGACAAACGACTTCTATGCGAATGAGCTCTGTTTTATACGTGACGGCAATGACAATCCTATGGGTGTAACACTGATGAATGGTGCCATACAGCCTAACCTGATGATGGTAGTCAGAAAAGTCTTTGAGCGTCTGGGATACAAGACTGTCAATAACGACTACGACAAAGAGCCTTGGAGCAGCCTCTATGTATGCAGCGCTCGTAAGTCGCTGAGCCTTGGGGGAGCACTGCCACACTGGAGCTGCTACAAGTTCCTCGATGAGTTCCGGAAACTATTTAATGCAGTCTATATCTTCAATGAGAAGCAGAGCCAGGTAACTATCGTCCACTTCGGAGAAGCTGGCGGTGCTGGTACTGAGTATATCACTCCAGCTGAAGGTTTCTCTGCAGGCTATGACGAGGAGGGGCTGGAGTATCTTGGATCTTCAAACATTGAGTATGAACTTTCCAGCTGTGAGCGCAGCGTGGACTCCATCTCCGAGGACGTGAAAAAGGCTTTTACTGTACGCGAATACTCATCGTATGGTGAGATGAAGGTGAACTTCAACCGAATGTCGGTGAAGGACAAGATGACCTCCCTTTTCAAGATACCTGTTGGCTGGTATTACGGTAGGTCTATCGTCGATGAAAACGAAAATATGACAGGTCAGACGCTTGCAGAGTGCGGCTGGTTTTCACCGCTGATAAGAAAGGAGGGAGCCTCTACGAGAAATCTTTCAATCGTTCCGGTTGCTATGATATGGGGGGAGAGCCATTTCAGCACAGCTCGTGCCGTTGGCACTAAAAACCTTGCCATTATCGTCCCCTACAAAGAGTATTCATTCGACTGTTTAGTGGCAAACATAGAATGCGAGAATCAGACAAATATCAGTGAGTGGTCATCAGAAGATGATACTGTCGATTATGTCACTGTGGAGGATGTGCTTGAAAACGGGGACTCGACGCCTGAGGCTGGGAGTGATGACAGTACCATCCAAGTATTCTTCGCTTCTGGTGCGAAATACAAAGTTACGAAGTGGGAAGAATGTTCACAATACACCACGTTCCCATGGAGCGTATCTGAACCTGAGAATGTATGGCAGCCAATTGCATTCACTGAATGCAGGCATACAAACAAAGTGGTCTTACCACGGTTCTCGATGTCGCTTTTCCCTGCTGCCGACTACACACATATCGGCAACTTCCACAACAGGGGCATCAAGATACGGCGGAATGTCAACGGCAACAATGAAATTCGCGTCGATTTTCTCTTCGACGGAAAACCTGACCCAAAGAAGATATATATCATCCGTAACAGGAAATTCATCTGTGACCGCATAGAAATGAACATCACAGGTGAAGGCATTTCGCCTATGAAGACAGGCTATTTCTACGAGTTGCTATAGTACACCGTCATATTTCAACATCAGCGGATTGGCTGCTTTTATGTCGAGTGGGGTGTAGGTGTTGGTGATGGCCAGAGAACTGTGACGTGCCTGGTCCCTTACAGATATCGGGTCCACACCATTCCGGAGCATGTTGGTTATACCAGTATCCTTCAGGGAGTAGTACTTGAAGCGGTCATCAAACTTCAGGTCTTTCTTTACGTGATGGAACCAGTAGTCGCGAAATTGCTTCTCCGACCTCGCTTTCTCGCCTGGCTTGAAACCTTCGCTGAAGAGGTAGCAGCCACCATGGGCGCTGAAGATGTCAAGATCGATCATGAGCCTGGCCACCTTCTGGGGCATGGTGATGGTAACTGAGTCGCGGTTCTTGGTCTGATCCTCATGCAACGTGATCGTGCATTTACCTATATTTATATCGCCCACGCGCATGCGCGAGAGCTCTTTAGGCCTGATACACATATAATGCGTAAGATAACAGGCCAGAAGAAAATGCCTGTTGTGTCGCTCGAGATAGTCGCGTATCTGAAGCATCACGTGATCAGGAATAACCGTGCGCTCCTTGGCATAGCCCTTAATCCTGATGTTCGAGAACCTGGCACAAGGATCCTGATGCAAGTACCCCCTCTCGAGAAGATAAGTACAGAAGGATCTTAGCCATGCCAAATAATTGTTACGTGTAACAAAGGTGTTATTTCGTTCAATGTACACGTAGTCCAGGAATTGTGAAACCACCTGGTGGTCCAGCTGGAACATATAAACCACTGTCCCCTTGCCAGCAATCCACTCTTTGAATATCTTCAGATAGCTGATATAGCTTAAAACAGTATCCTCCCGGAGACTCCCATCATTTAAGCGCTTATAGAGAAAGTCGTGGTAGAGATCTGCAACATCCGAAAACAGGGTGTAAGTTAAAGAATCAGCAGATTCTACCCACGGATTCCAACCAGCCTCCAGCTTGCGGGTAATATTCCCGATCATCTCCCTGGATGTGCGCAGCGTGTCCTTTTTGGACTTGCACCTCCCAAGGAAATATTTTTTCCGCTTACGGAGCCCGGAAACAGGGTCAAAGGCATAGAAATAGACATAATTTCTTTTTCCCAGTACCAGCTGGGGAAGCGTGTAACCCTTTATCTCATTATGAGTAGGGTCGAAATCAGAAGAATTATTTTTTTTACTCAT